TAATTAGATCTCTAGTAGGATATTCTACATAATCTCCATCGTTATCTACATTTAATACATTACCTGCTTTTATTAAAGCTTTTTTTACGTGTAGTTTAGCAAATTCTCTTAATGCTACAATATCTCTATATCTACAAGAACAACCTTCTGATTTAGAATGATCGTGATTGTTATATTCTTTTAAGAACTCTTCAGCTGTTGGTATTTCCATATTATTTTATATTTTCTATTGAATAAGCATTTAAAATTGATTTTTTATTTACATGGCTAAGAGTATAAAATTCTTTATCTCTAGTAACTGTTGCCTTTTTACTTGCAGCTTTTAAAGCAGCTTGAACATGTAATTTAGCAAATTCAATCATTAATTCAACTAAATGTTTAACATCATCAGAAAATAAATCTAAATTAGGATTAATTTTTGTATCTTTATATAACTCTTCAGCTGTTGGTACATTCATATTATTATTTAATTATTTCGATTTTAGTTATAATAGTTTGTCTGATTGGATAATAAGCAACGACTACAGACCCTACATCTGATTTGTTATAGAACTCATATAGTCCAGCTGAGCTGTAATTCATGCCACTGCAATCAATAATTGTTTGATAAGTGGAGTCTGAGTCGTTATAGTATCCAAGTACTGTTATGTGATATCTTTTCATATTATTTGTTTTTAGTTAGTAGTCAGGACAGGATTCGAACCTGCATGTTACTGTGTATCTACGTGATAATTTGTAACTTACTTCTTTAGCGTCTAACCAATTCCGCCACCTGACTGTTTTTTATTTTTTTCTAATTTTTTCCAATTCAATGGCTATTGACCAAATCGCAAGGGTTATCATTATTGCACAAAATGGGTAAATATAATCTATTACTATTTCTTTCATATCTTTTAATTTGTTATTATATATACTTTATTATTACTAATAAAATAAAAGAAACTTTTATAGCTAGGTATATCACCTACTATTTTAAGCATTTCCTTTGCTTCTAGGGTATTATCTTGTATTAACTGATGTATATTAGTACCTTGTAAAGTACTATTACTATACCACGTCATAGGCTCGTATTTACTAGTCATATTAATTGCTATTAAATTTAAAAATAGTATAGGAGAGAAATTCCCAGAACTCTCCTAATACTATTGATACTACTACTTGTTAATAGGTGTAATAGACCCTTTAATCTTTAGTTATGCTAAAGCATCAACTTCAGCTTGTAACTTACTAATTACTTTAGCACTTTTAACCGCTGTAGTTGGTGCAGCAGCTTTAGTTTCAATTCTCATATCAACATCGCCAAATGCATTAGCATTAGCAGATTCTTTATGATTAGTATAATCATTTACAAAGAACCCTGTTGAATATTGTACAGGTTGAACAATTGCACCTTGACTATCTTTAATTATGTGCTTATCTATTAACTGCTCTTTAGTTACAATACCATTATTAAGAGCATACTTTTGCTCATCAGTTAATACATCTACAAGCTTATTACTATATTTCTTACAAATTCTTGCATTAGGCTTACTAGTAAGCATTGCTTCTACTTGTTCTTTAGTTACATTATTTGGAACTAATACCCATGCCATACGAGTACTTTTGTAGTCAGTTCCTTCAATATTGAATGCTTCAACATCAAATAAACTATCAGACATACTGTTTTCTACTTTCTTACCTGGGTAAGTACTAGTTATTACTTGTCTAATTTGAGCTTGTTTAAACTCTGGCCCTTTTAAAGAGTCTACAATACCATCTACAGTGATTGCGTTAAATTGTTTGGTGATTCCGTTTACAGTTGTTTTCATTTTAATTTAGTTTTTGTAATTAATAATTAGTTTGATAATTGGGTTCTTGTATAGCATTTTTAACTGCTTGTTTAAATTTTTGTTGAAATGAAGGAAATTTTATAAACATAAAACAATCGGCTAACTCATTTCTATATTTTAGTTCAGTTTTAAAGGCTGTTAACCATTCACTACTACTATAGTTATTTATTTTATCCTTTTGTTTTATTTGTAATTGCTTAATACAACTTCTAATATGATTAGTGTCCATATTCTTAAGATATGAATCACCCCATTTCCAATGGCTTGAATTATTAAATTTTCTAATAATACCTTTTTCAGCACTACTATTATTTAATTTAATAAGTCTTTCTCTAGGACTCATCGAAGTCGCTGTTATCTGTTGAGTATTTTTCATTGTTTTCAATTTGTTTTATATCAACTGTTTGATGTTGATTGGTTAATGATTGAACGTCTTGTTCTGATTTAGTTTTCCAAATAGATAACCTATTAACACAGACACCAATAGGTAGGTATAATATACCTCCTATTGATTGCCCATATTTTTTTAAATCAGACCAAACTGAAGCTTTAACAGTTAGTTTTGTGTCTATATTTAAAGGTTCTTTCACGTTATTCTTCAACTAAATCGTTAATAATGTCGTATTGTTCTTCAACAATATTTTGTAAATCTTCTAATTCATATTCTAAAGCTTGTTTTCTTTCAATATACTCTTCTTCAGTAATACCAATCATTTGATTGTAATCAGAATCTAATAGATCAATTTGATTTTGTAAGTCTTGGGCTAATTGTTGTGCTGCCATTTGTTTTTAGTTATTAGTTGTTAATAATTGATTATTTAAATTATAATAAACTCCCAACTGTTAAGTCAGGAGTTTAAGTTTTACAAAGAAAAGCAAGAAGCGCTAATCCATCTTTCTTGACGATCAAATGTACCTTTTTTATTAGGAACTTGATATTCAACAAAAACTTCTTCATCTTTATACTGATTAGTATCTAATACCATAACTTCAGTAATAGGGCCATAAACAGTATTATTTTCTTCAATTGATTTAGGAGTCCAATAACCATAAACATTAAAAGGTCTAACTTTGTGAATTTCACCTGCTTTAACAATTATTTGTTTTTGAAAACCATTCATTGCAGACATAATTTTACCTAACAGTGCTGAATCATTAGACATACTTCTACCAATAATTTGTTCTATAACAGTATCAGCATTAGCTGAATCTTCTTTAAACATAGAACGTAATTGTGAGGCAATAGCATCAACTTCAATTGTAACTTGGATTTGGGTGTTAAACTTTTTCATAGGAATTTGTATTTGTTTGTTTATATAATTGTTTAATTTTCTTTAATTCTTTCCTTTCAGCATCTGTTAGTTTTTCTCTAACAATTACTCTTCTAACAGGAGGCCTTAAATCTTTGGCTACCATTTCAAAGTCATTAGAGCAATCTACAGCATCTGATTGTAGATATTTATCACGTTCTTCTCTGATAAGTTTTTTAGGCATATCACTATTTCTAGAAGCTAAATCATTAACTTTAGAAAGATTCTTGTTTTTTAAGTTCATTTTACTTGTTTTTTAGGGGTTAATAACCATTCTAAGTATTCTTCTTCACTTATATTATCTACCATCTTCTATTATATTATAAGTTTTATAAGCTATTCTTTTGTTCTTATAAGTAATTTTATACGTATAAGATTTAACTTTGTAAGTTGTAATTGATTCACAATAAGCTACATTATACTCTTTTTCTGATATTAATTGATTGCTTTCAATAATAAAATAATCTTTAGTATATTGCAATATGCAAATAATAATTAGTAAACTGATTAGTGCTATAGCCATTGTATAAATTGATTTAGTGATTGAATAATTGATCTTGTGCTTAATAATATTACTATGATACTTAGAAAAATACTGATTTTATTTATTACAATTATATCATAATCATAAAATGGATCACATTTTTTAATATTATTAATAAGTTCAGGTAATTCATAACATACCCAAATTAGAATAAGTATATCTATAAGTATCATTGTTCTTCTTTAGCTTTATAGATTATTACTGGAGTCTTAACATTAGGTAATGGATATTTAATCCACAAGACTTTTAATTGAGCTACAAGAGCTTTATTCTCTAATGTAATAGTATCTCTATAACTAGCTGTACTATCACAATTATTGGTGAATAACGAGGTAATTAATAATAATTTAATCATTTGTTTATTTTTTAGTGAATAATTAGTTTAAAAATATAAGCATCATCTCAACTCCGCTAGTTGTTAAGGGACTCAATACCCAAAGATGATGCTTTTTAATTTAAGGTATTACTATTAAATCTAGTTTAATTGCAATAGCTCTAAATAACATTGTCATTTCTAATAATAATCCTAATAATAGAAGTACAAAAGAATGTGTGTCTTCATCGTAATATGCATAGAAAGCAGCATATGTTGTTGCTACTATTAAAGCTATTAGTATCAATATTACTACTATCATAAGATATTTCTTAAGTGTTTTTCATAGTATTCATGTAAAGAAGCTATAACTAACCACCAATGTACTACGATAAAATATGTTACAAACCAATTTGGATTACTTATTATACTTGAGTAGTCAGTAAAGAATAAGCCAAATGCTGATAGTGCTAGATAATAAGCAACAGTCAGTATAAGATAGAGAAAAATGTAAATTATTACTTTCATAGGAATTTGTTTTTAATTGTTTTTGTTTATAATTGTTAGTAAGTATCTATTTCAGTAGCATCGCATTCATCATATTCATCAGAATGGTAATTATTATTAAATTCATTGGCCATATCACCATTGAGTTTAAATTCAGTTCTCTTTTTATGTTTGTTACTATTGTTCACAATCATTTTAAGAGTATTACGAAGGTGATTAATATCCATATTATCTACAGATATTAATACACCATTACGTTGTTTCCAGTAAACTATTTTATTGCTCATTTGATTGATCTTCTAAAATAAGTTTTTGTGTAACTAAATCTTCTTCCATTTGTTCATTAGTATATTTAGGGTATCGAGACAATAATTCTTTAGTGGCTCCTTCAATAGTAGTATGCCAATTTGTTTTAGCATGTACTAACCCTGTAAAAGATTCTTCTGTTTGGTATCTATAAATATTCATTTTGTTTTGCAGATTATTATAACTTGCCAGTTGCTTTTTAAATTGTTAGTAAATAAATGTTTTTATCATTCTCGTTAGATTTCTTACAGCCTCTACACCCTTTCGAAGGTAGCTAAGTGGATTTAATGTATTATTCCAAGGTTCACTCTAATGATTTGTCTGGTTTAATGTAAGTCTTACATTCAATTTGCCTATAACCAGATAAAATAGGGCTTTTTGTAATTTTGTGTTTTCATAATAGTCGAGAGCCTACCTCATTGGGTTAAGGGATTTACATCTTAAAAGGCAATAATAAGAACACCACTAGTTAAAAAATATGGAAGCTTATAAAGGTTTACCAACCTGTGATACATTACTAGAATATGCTAGGAATAGCAATCCATTGTAAAGTATTTCCTTTATGTTGTTTATCAACAATAACATATTGTATTGTATCACCTCTTAATAACTTGTTAAAGTTTTTAGTAGTAATAAAATACGTTTCGTGTTTGTTGTTAAAACAGAAACATACAGAAGCTTTGTTAATATTAAGCAATCTGATTTGGCTGAAAGATAATGTGTTAAGCATAGGAATTTGTATTTGTTTGTTAATAATTAGTTTGATAAATAGTGCTTTACAGTTATTACAGCACTAACTGACTACTTTTATTGTAGATTTAGTTCATTTTCAACATATCTTAATACGTTACAAACTCTTATATGGGTTATACCAAAATAGAGTTTAGCATTAGGATTGCATTGTTTTAAGAACTTATGAAAGCTTCCTAATGTTTTAAATCCATAAGGTGTAGCAACAGAAGATATCCTAACTGAACAGTTTTGTATTCTAGTTTTATTAGACATAATATTTGTTTGTTAATAATTAATAATAAGCTATTTAATTAGATGAGGCTAAGATCAGATAGATAGATAGATATAAAAAATTTTAGTAATGTCCGCTAGGACACTACTAAAAATTTATACTCTTCCTTTTTGATTATGCAGAAGCATATCTCGACCTTGCCCTCAAGGTCAGATTGGTCTGCACCTGATTTTAAAAGTATTTTAAAATCTTCAAATTCGTAATGAAACTTACCTGGTTTGCTTCCAGGCGAAGCCTCAGGAAGCTCATCAGGATTTATCATACACAATAGTGTATATTCTGCATTACTAAATTTAACTCCCTGCTTTTCAGCTAGGGCTTTTACTTCGTTTAAAGCTACAATTTTCTTCTTCATATTAATTAATTTATTAATTATTTAAGCAGGGGCACCTTGCCGCGCAATATTTAGGGTGGGTTGTTTTTAAAGAGGAGGTAACCGTTCACATACCCTCACTAAATTTTTCTAAAAAATTTTAAAAATTTTATTTTTTTATATGATTTAACATTATTTGGCTTGACAAGTATAATTTAATTGTTATATTGTATATCGTAACACAGCCAGTAAGATGACAGCTTACGAGTTAGTATCGGGGAATACTCTTAAAGAGTAGGAACCTAGAAGTTGGATAGTAAGAGTAGACAATTGATAATCAATTAGTTGAAATGAGGTTTCTCCAATAGTTACACAATAGTTAATTTAAAGTAAGGTGTGTTACTCAAGGGTAAAAAATAACAAGATCTTGGATTTATTCAAGGCTCCCTAATGGTCATGATTGAGTAAGTAGGCTAAAAACGGACACCTGAAATAAAATTTTAACTAGAATATAGCGAAGTGATTTAGTTCACTAGGGGATTCTATTCTCTAATATGAACAAAAGCTATATTAAATAGAAAGAATTAAACAATTTAGGGATGATAGAGATAAAGATTGATAATTCTAAATCTAAGGTTATAGAGCAATACTATACTTTAGTTAACCCTTTACTAGGGAAAAATAAACTAGGCCCAGTACAATTGAAGGTACTCGCAAAGATGGCTCTAGTATACAATAATTACATACATCTTGGAGAAGACGTAGCTAATATGCTACTGTTTAGGAAGGAAGCAAGTGCTCAAATTAGGGATGCTGTATCTAAGGATCTAGGTACAAGCTTTAATTCTGGTGCTTACTCTCATATCTTATTTGGTTTAAGGGGAAGAGGTTTTATTACTAAGACTAAGATTCTTTACCTTCCTCCTATTAAGGATAAGAAGATTGAGATTAATATTAGACTTACTATTGTAGAAGATGAGTAATAGCAAGTTTATAGATCCAATACTTAGAGAGGTAGCTAAGGAACAAGATTTACCTCTTTATGTAATACAAGAGGTATATGAATCTCCTTTTAAGTTTATGAGGGAAGATACTAAGATAGTCGGTAATTGGAAGACTTATCTTATTCAAGGGTTAGGTAAGTTTAGACCTGTTGTACCCATACTAAGAAAGATTAAGAACGGAGAAGAAATTAATAACTTTGTTAAAAAGAGTAAAGATGAAACAAAATAAATCTAAGAGTGTTGAGGTTATAGAACTTGATGGTAGAACAGAAATATCTGTTTACCCTAGATTCTTAAAAGGAGAGAAGCCTACTAAGTATACTCCAAGTATAATAATCCTAGAAGGAGATAGAATGACTATTAAATTAGATTTAGATCTAAATATAAAGATAGATGAGGAAGATGATACTTTAGGTATTAACCTCTCAAGTGAAAAGAATTTCTCTTTAAATGGTATCTGGCATACTAAGAAACAATACATAGCTTCCTTATCAAGTAAGGTAGATAAGTTTGTAGATGATGATGATGAGGATAAGTTTGAGTTTGAGTATATAGTTACAATAGCAGGTATTAGTGACAATTGGGGTATTAGAACTAAAGATGAGAAAGCTCAAGAAGAGTTACTAGATATTTTAACTAAATGGTTTTACAATGAGTAGTACTTATACTGAGATTGTTAATGGTTGGAGGAATGTTGTCTTCCCTAATAAGAAGGTAGAATATATTGCTAAAGCAAGAGCTTTAATATGTGCTGAGTGTCCTTTAAATGTATTAGGGATATGTAGCCCATTAAAGAAAGGCAAGGTTGTTAGAGACTTTGTATATAAGAGTAAGGTAAGAAAAGAGGGAGAGGAATATGCTGGATGTGGCTGTCCCCTTGAAGCTAAGACTAGAAGCTTAGAAAGTAAGTGTCCTCTAGGTAAGTTCCTAGAAGCTACTCCAGAAGAAATTGAAGAAAGTAAAAACAAATAAATAAATTATATGACTAACGAGCAAGGGTTAAACGGGATTAAATTATTCAACAGACAATTAATTGTAGAAGTACCTCAAACAACAGTAAGCGGTATTATCTTATCAGGAGGATCAGTAACAGTAGATAACAAACCTTTAAAGGTTGTAGCTGTTGCAGATGATGTAACTAAGTTTAAAGTAGGTGACTATGTATTAGGAGCTGGAGCTATTATGCCTCTAACAGTAACTGATATGGATGGTAAGATTAATGAGTATATCTTAATCTATGAGTCTAGTGTTTATGTAGTAGTAGATAAGGAAGTAGTTAAAGATGCTTACTTTGGTACAATTAATAAGGGTCATAACGATTAATGAAGGTATTCCAACAAAAGGATAATAATGTAATTGTTTCTCCAGAGATACTAACTATACCAGAGTTTAGTGCTATTTGGAAAGCTGATAAAACTAAAGATAAAGTAGAGGCCTATAAAGCCTTTACTTTTATCTACCATTTTGTAGATTATAATTCTCCTTACTCTAGTTACCCTAGGGATAAGAAAGAAGCTACTATCAAGCTAGATATGTTAGGTGATGCTAAGTTTAAAGTATCCCAACCTATCTCAGATGCTTTAACTAAGTATAAAGAGTTACAAGAAACTCCTCTACAAAGGTTGTTACAAGCTGCTAGAAATAAGATAGATGATATTGCAAGCTACTTAGAAAATACTAGCGTAGACGATGAGTCTATCAAGTTAATTCTAGAAGTATATAAGAATATATCAACTGCTGTTGGTAACTTTGATAAGTTACAACAAGCTGTAGAAAAAGAGACTGAGAAACAAACTTCTAGGAATAGGGGTGATATTAATGTTAATAGTAAGTATAATGAGTAATAAATACTACACACCAAGTTTAGAAGAGTTTCATGTAGGATTTGAGTTCGAGTATCTATCTGGAGTAGATTCAGAAGGAGAAGATTGGTCAACAAGAGTATTTGATCAAGTTTATGAAAATTATGATTTTCCTATATTAGATGCAGGTGAGAAGCTAGATTCTTCATTTAGAGTTAAATATCTAGACCAATCTGATATAGAAAGTTTAGGTTGGAAAGATGGTGAAACTTATGGATTATCTGGATATGTCTTAAACTATGCTACAGATGATAGTTATCAAATATATTACGATGAATCTAATCAATTCACACAGATTTATAATTGGGATGCTAAGATAATATTTGAAGGTGCTATTAAAAACAAATCTGAATTAAAGAAATTAATGGATCAATTAGATATAGAATGTTAATAGGAACTAAACAATTTCTAGAGTCTAGAGAACATTTTGAAAAGACAGGTAGCTATACTAAAGCTTTAGTAGGGACTTACCAATATGATGAGTTTTGGGATGAACAAGTAAGACGTTGTATGGACGGGTATTCTGTAGGTAATCTATGGATACCTGGTACATACTATTTTTATTTAAACTTCTTCCCTATCCTAGGTAAAGATAATATTACTGGTAGAAAGAAAAAGATATTTCCTAGATTTACTGATGTGGATTTAGAATATTTTTTAATACTAGACAGAGCTAGAAAAGAGAAGAAAGGAGTTATTATGACTAAGCCTCGTAGAACTGGATTCTCTTATAAGAATGCTGGTGTAGTAGTACATGAATATAACTTCTATAGAGATGCTAAGTGTGTTATTGGGGCTTATGAAAAGAAGTTATCTGAGAACACAATGAATATGTCTTTAGAAGGATTAAACTTTCTAAATAAGAATACTGTATGGGCTAAGCCCCGTAATCCTGATACAAGGGAGCATGTTATGGCTAGACATCAGAAAGTAGTAGAAGGAGTTCCTCAATGGGTAGGATATAACTCAGAAATTAAAAGATTAACCTTCCAAGATAATGCCTTTGCTTCAATTGGTCTAACAGCCAATATATTTTTATTTGAAGAAGCAGGTCTATTTGCTAATATTAAAGAGTCTTACAATATCTCTGAACCTACATGGAAAGATGGGGATTCAATGGTAGGACTTCCAATTCTATTTGGTACTGCTGGAGATATGGACAAGGGTTCATTGCAGTTTGCTGAGATGTTCTATAATCCTGAGAAGTTTAACTTACTATCATTTGATAATATTTGGGATAAGGAGAAAGTAGGTTCTCAATGTGGATGGTTTTTACCAGCTTCAAGACAACGCTTTGGAGATTACCCAGATCCAGATAATGATAATAAATTAACTCCTCTAGTAGATGCTGATGGTAACTCTAATGAGAAGCTAGCTCTACTTTCTATTATGAAGTTTAGAGAAACTAAGAAGGGTGATATGAAAGCATTTAGAGATGCTATTACCCAGTACCCATTAAACACAATGGAAGCTTTCTTAGTAAAAGGTAATAATATCTTTCCTACTGAGTTAGCACAAGATAGAAAAGCTGAACTAGAAGGAAGTAAACTTATCACAGATAGTTACTGGAATGCGGACTTAAGGCAAACACAAACGGGTATAGAGTTTAAATTATCTGATAGGTTACCTATAGTTAAGTTTCCACTACAAGCTGATGATGATAAAGAGGGTTGTGTACAAATCTTTGAGCAACCTTATGCAGATAACCCTACCCATGGTACTTATATAGCTGGTATTGACCCTTATGATGATGATCAATCAACTACAGACTCATTAGGTTGTATATTTATTATGCATGCATTAACAGGTAGGATAGTAGCTGAATATACAGGCAGACCTCAGACAGCTAAAGAGTTTTATGAGATATGTAGAAAATTAATATCTTACTATAATGCAATTTGTAATTATGAAAATAATAAAAAGGGATTATTTGCTTACTTTGAGCAAAAAAATTGTTTACACTTATTATGTAACACTCCCAAGATTCTTAGAGATCAGCAGATTATATCTGTAATACGAGAATCAGGTAATACCTCTAAAGGTACTAATGCTTCTAAAGAGGTTAATAAGTATGCTAGGATGCTAATTAGAGAGTATATGTTAGACCAAGCTTATAATCAAGAAGTAGGCTTAACAAATACTCATACTATACCAAGTGTCCCATTATTAAGTGAGATTATCTATTGGAATGAAGATGGTAACTTTGATAGGGTAAGTGCTTTAGGTATGCTACTTATTCTTAGACAAGATAGAATAAAAATAGTAATAGAAGAAGACGAAGAAGAAAAAGATAGCTTTAACGAATTTTTTGATAGATACTACCGAGGAAAAGCTATATAATCACAGAATTTATTTTTAGCTAATTATAGATTTATACGTTACTTACTATATAATAGTACATACACATGCAAAAATTTAACCAAAACATAACATTTCCTAATCAAAAAGTATCTGATACTGCTAAGAATGACGCTTGGGGTAAAGATAATGTAGATGCTGCAGAGAGTCTTATATTGAATCAGAATCAATTTACAAGAAACTCTAGGTATTCTAAATTGGTTAACTATGATTTATATGCAGGTAAGCTACATCCTAGTGATATGGAGCTTATTATGAATCCATTAGGATTAAAAGATATACATTTTCCATCAAAACCTCTAAATCACCCACTTATTAACCCTTATATTAAGGCTTTAATAGGTGAGGAAATTAAACGTAGGTTTGATTATCACTTAAAAGTGAATAATGAGGACGCAATTAGTGAAAAAGAAGTAGCTAAACGCGATTTAATGCAACAAACTATAGAGCAAATTCTATTAGAGGGTATAGAACAACCTCCAGAAGGAGATCAAGAAGCGCAAGCTAGGTTTGAGCAAGAAATTGAGAAAAGACTTAGACAAAAAAAGGATTATTTAAACTATGAGTGGCAAGATGTTAGAGAATTATCTGGAAATAGGTTACTAAAACACTACACTCAGAAAAATAAACTGTCTGAAATATTTACTAAGGGTTTTGAAGACTCTTTAATATGTGCTGAAGAGATATATAGAGTAGATATTATTAACAATGAGCCTATAGTACACAAATGTAACCCACTAAACACATATTTTTTATTACCTCCTGACTCTAATAAGGTTGAGGATTGTGATATTATTATAGAAGAGGATTATGTTCCTATTAGTAAGATTATTGATGACTATTATGACTACCTTAAACCATCAGAAATTGATTGGTTAGGAGAAAAGACTATGTACAAAGCTAAAGGTACTTATGGTGGGCCAGTAGGTTACGAATTACAAGACCCTACGTTTGCTGTACCATTTGGATTAACTGGAAGTGTTAACATTAATCAGATTAATACAAGTGCTAATAGTTATTTGTCTTTCGATTCACAAAATAATGTTAGAAGAGTTAAAGTAGTTTGGAGAAGTCTTAGAAAAGTCGGAGTATTAACTTACTTAGATGAACAAGGGCAAGCTCAAGAAACTATGGTTAGCGAATTCTACAAAGCTAATAAGGATTTAGGAGAAACAGTTAAATGGCTTTGGATTGGAGAATGGTGGGAAGGTACTAAGATAGCTAATGAGATCTATGTAAAGATTCAACCAAGACCTATTCAATTTAGAAGTTTAAATAATATCTCAACATGTGCTAGTGGTTATATAGGAACTATCTATAAAACAAATAGTAGCCAACCTGTAAGCTTAGTAGACTTAATGAAGTCTAGTCAATACATGTATAATGTAATCTATCATAGAACCCAATTAGCTTTTGCTAAAAACATTGGTAAGGTAGCTAATTTAGATTTAGCTAAGATACCTGCTGGATGGGAACCTGATAAATGGTTATATTATATGCGAGAAATGAATCTTGCTGTAACTGATAGTTTTAGAGAAGCTAATAAAGGAGCTGCTACTGGTAAACTTGCTGGTAACATGAATAGTAATCAAGCTGTATTAGATATGGATATGGGTAACTATATTCAACAGCATATACAGATGCTTGAATACATTAAAGGAGAGCTAGATTTAATCACAGGTATTACTGCAGAAAGAAGAGGCCAGAGAACTACAAGTGATCAAGGCTTAGGAGTAACACAAGAAAATAAATTAGCTAGTTCTAATATTACTGAGTGGTATTTTAAAATCCATGACAATACAAAAGTAAGAGTTTTAAGTGTTTTATTAGAAACAGCTAAGTACTGTTTAAGAAATGATAATAAAACTATTCAATATGTAGAAGATGATTATACTACACAAATCTTTAAAGTAGATGGTGAGTTAATTAATGAGTGTGAATATGACTTATTCATTAGAGATGCTATGGAAGATCAAAGAGCTATTGATATGTTAAGACAAGCTACAGAGATTGGTTTACAAACTGGTCAAGTAAGTCTTATCCAATTAATGGATATCTATTCTAATCAATCTCTAGCTTCTATTAGAAGAAAAATAGAGAAGTCTATAGCTCAAACTAAAGATGAAGCTAGTCAACAACAACAAGCTGAATACGAAGCTAATCAAAAACAAGTACAAGCTACATTACAAGCTAAGCAAGAAGAGATGCAAGCTAAGATGGATTTAGAGTACGCTAAGCTAGACCAAGAAGCTTTAGATAATCAACTAGACCGCGAGGTTAAAATACAAGTTGAAACTATGAAGGCTTACAGTTTAGATGAAGGTCCTAACCCATTAGATATAGCAGCTGTTGGAGAACAAGCTTTAAAACAGCAAGAAATGTATTCTAAAGAGTCTATTAAAAGACATGAGGTAGCAGCTAAAGAAAGAATTGAACAATCTAAACTATCTTTAGAAAGAGAGAAACTCAAAACTGAAAAAGAGATGAAGCAGAAAGAGATAGAAAGAGATTATGATAATATGATTAATGATGAGAAGATTGCTCGTATAAATTTAAAAGGTAGAACTAAAGCCAAATAAAAATGATTACTCAATATACAATATTTGGACAAGTTATACAAATCCTACCTAAAAAGAAACTTTATAAAAAAGGATCTATAGGATTATGGAAACCTAATCAAAATGTTATATATTATCAGAAGGCTATACCAGAATATAAAATGAGTCCCGACAATATTGATCAAACCATATGTCACGAAATAATACATTCTTGGTTAGATAAAATAGGTTACGAAAACTTATCAGAAGATGAGAAACTTGTAGATTTACTAGGGTCTTGTTTAAATGAATTTATAATAAGTAAAAAGTAATACTTAAGCTATAGAATTACTAAACTTATTTTTAGTAATAATAAAAAATTAACAATAAACTAATATATTAACTACAATGAGTGAAGAAAAAAACGATTTATTTGAAGGGTTAGGGTCCTTTCTTGTTAATCAAGATGCTGTTAGTGTAGATTCTTTAGAGAAAGAAACTAGCAAAAAACCTGAAGAAGAAGAAGTAGAAGAAGACAAAGATAAACCTGCTGATAATGGTGCAATATCTTTAGATGAATTAGAAAAAGAATTATCAGAAACTAACATTGAAGATGAAGATGATTCTTCTAACTTAGAAGAAGATGCTAGTAATCCTGAGAAATCTAAAGATGGATCTAATATCTACAGAACATTATCAGAGCTTTTAAAAGAAGAAGGTATTGTTGAAGATACGTTTGAAGATAAAGAAGCCTTGTTTAACTACTTTAAATCAGTAGCTGATAACAATGTTAAAGAATGGGTAGATAGTCTTCCTAAAGAGATTTCTGATCTAATTACTAACTACGAAGAAGGTGTTCCTTTTGATGAGTTGCTACAAATTAAGTCAGATCAAATTAGATTAAACTCTATTACTGATGAATCACTAGAAGATAACATCGATCTTCAGAAAAACTTAGTAAGAAACTTTTACAGAGAAAAAGGATTTACTGAGTCTAAGATTGAAAAGATGGTTAGTAAGTCTGAAGATCTTGATGAACTTGAAGATGAGGCTAAAGAAGCTTTAGCTGAATTAAAAGAATCTGAAAATAAAAGATTAGAAAGTATTCAAGTAGAAACAAAAAGAAGAGCGTTAGAAAATCAAAAAGCTTATGTTGAAAGTGTTAATAAATTAAATAGCACTATTAATGAAGTTAAAGAAATCATACCTGGTGTAAAGATTGATGAAAAAACTAAGAAAGAGTTATTCAACATGATTACTAAACCAGCAGAAACTAGAGATGGAGTATCTTACTCAGAGATAATGTTATTAAGAGAAAAGAATCCACTAGATTTTGAATTAAAATTAAATTACTACGCAAAGATGGGGCTATTTGATGAGAATCCTAAGTTTGATGTAATAATGAAGAAGAGTGAAACTAAAGTCTTAAATAAATTAGAAAGGCAATTAGAAGAAGATTTAAAGAATAGAATCAATAAATCTAACTCTAGTTCTAGATCATCTGAAGAAAACACAGATATCTTTGATGCATTAAAGACTGTATATAAAAAATAAATTAACCTTAACAATATAAAATAAAATTTAATGAGTCAAATTATTAGTCCTTTACAAAAATTTTCTCCTAAAGATTGGAGTGGTCTTACCACTAAAAATCATATTGGAGCTATGTATGGTGAACAACCACTTATGGTGTCTGAATTAATCTCTAATATTTACGATGTAAACCTTGGTTTAGATTTCGATAGATTTATGGAACAATTTGATACTATGGAAATTGAGCGTGATGCTCCTTTTGAGTGGATGTTAAATTCACAATCACCATTTAAAAACATCCCGTTACTTCAGTATTACACTAATGTAGCTTTGGATGCTTCTAGTAACACTGCTACACCAGGTGTAGGTAACACAAGTTTCTACTTGGAATTTCCTGATAGAATTTTCGAATTCTCTGATGTGATTGCTCCAGCTAGCTACGCTAAAGAAACTTATCAAATGCGTGTAATGTCTGATCCTAGACCTAATGGTGCTAACTGGTGCTATGAAGTATCTTTAGTATCAGGTGATTCTAACTTGTATGTACCAATTGCTGAATTAGCTAATGGTGTACGTTTTGTTAAAATGTATGCTCTTGCTGGTCAAACCTTATCACAAAGAGGTTCTAGTTCATTAACATTTAGTTCTCCATTCAGGATGCAAAACAGATGTTCATTCATGCGTTCAGAGTACATGGTACCTGGAGATATGATTGATCAAAAAGAAAATGCTCCACTTGGATTCTTCTTTGTTGATGCACAAGGTAAACGTCATACTACTTGGTTAGGTAAATTAGATTACGACTTCATGGTATCATGGAAACGTATGAAATCAATGGCTCAATTGTATGGTAAATCTTTGAAGAACTCTCAAGGAGCTTACAATATGAAAGATGAGTCAGGTTACGAAATTAAAGCAGGTTATGGTTTGCTAGATCAAATTTCTCCATCTAATATTCACTACTACACTACATTTGATATAGATGTATTAAGTGAAATCTTAATGAGCTTATCTGTTGGTAAATTACCAGAAGATCAAAGACGTTTTGTATTAGGTACAGGTGAGTATGGTATGCGTCAATTCCATAAGACTCTTGAAACTAAAGCAGTAACATTTGCTCCATCTAGAGAAGAAATTCGTATTGGTGGAACTTTAAATAACATGAGTTATGGAGGTCAATTCAAGAAATATTCATTTATCAATGGTATTGAAATTGAATTAATGCACATTCCATTCTTAGATGATCCAAGTTTGTGTTCTATTCAACACCCTGATGGTGGTATCTTAAGTTCATATGAATATATGATTTTAGATTTCGGTACTTCTCAAGGTAAACCTAATATCCAAAAAGTAACTGTAAAAGGTTCTCAAGACATTTACAAGTACATCCCAGGATTACGTGACCCGTTCTCTCCGAACAATGGTGGTACTAAACCAGGTATGACTGTAAGTAAAGTTGATGGATACGAAGTGGTACGTGCTTGTACCCTAGGTATGAAAGTACATAATCCAATGAGATTAGCTCGTTTCATTCCTAATTTATAATCAAATTAAAACCTAGGGAGTCCTAAAAAGCTCTCTAGGTTTATTTTAAATATTAAACAAATAAATATATATACAAACTATGGGGATAGTAGAAAAAGAACCTCTCACAATTGAGAGTATTTTAAAGAATAAAAAAATTATAGTAAAACCAATTTTTAGAAACAATGGTAATTTTCCCAAAGGTCACGATGGGGAGTTTATGTTTACAGACACTGTATGGTCAACTGATTTAAGACCAGAACCAGGTACTAACAGATACAAAGCAATCCTTACTGAAGAAGAAAGACTTGTATTTGAAAAGACTTTAAACCTAGAACCAGGCAGTATGAGTTTCTATAAAAAAACAGGGTTTTGGCCCAAGTTTAGAGCTAAACTAACGAAAGAAGGTAAAACTTTAAATCTTAGCGAGCCGTTAGATTACTTAGAATATTTAGTACTATTAGCTGACCGTAGAATAGCTCCTAATTGGAATGCTAAATATGATAGTGGTGAGTATAAGTTTGCTTTAGTAGATGATGAAGAAATTATTAAAGATAATAATAATAAGAGTGATTTAAATAAGAAAGCTTACAAGTACTTAGGTAAAATTGAAGACTCTGTTGAAGATATGACAATGGTAATTAGATTAGTTTCTAATCAAATTGTTAAATCAAAAGATTTAGGATTCTTACAATCTGAGATACAAAAAATTCTTGATAATAACATTAAAGGGTTTGTTGAAGTAATGGAAGATAAGTCTTTTGGGACTAAAGCATTTATTAACAAAGCTCTAGATGCTAAAGCATTAGATAGAACAGTTAAAGGCGGATATGCTTTAAAAGGTGGAGATGAGATTGGTAGAACACTTAGTGAAACTGTAGAGTTTTTAGAGTCTAACAAAAACCAAGATATCTTCTTAAAGCTGAAAGCTCAGATAGATAATAAAAAGTAAATTAGTATTAATACACTTAGGAGTGAAACATAAAATGACCCTAAGTTAATATATAATTATAAAGTAACATGACAAAACAAGAGTTCTTGAACAACTTTTACTTGCAGATGGATAAAGTAGCCTCTTTGGCTCTACCTGGTTATGAACCAGCTGAAATCGCTGCAATGGCTACAGAGGCTCAAGAGCTCTTGGTTGTTACTTATTATACAGGTAATAACTCAAGTAGATCTTCATTTGAAGAAACTGAGAAGAGGATTGAAGATTTAGGAGAACTTGTAGCAACAGGTATTTTAACTCCAGCAACTTACAACCCTTTACTAAATATGCCTAATGGTGTATTTGTAACTTTACCTAATACACTAATAACAAGTGGTCCTACTGATTATTCAGATGTAGCTTGGTTTACAATTTATGAAGAAGTTTTAACTACTGATAAATGTAATCCTAGAAAATACGTAGTTGAAATAAATCATAGTGAGTACAATATAGCTAGATCAGATCCTTATAACAAACCTAGTAAAAGTAAAGTTTGGAGAATGCGTACTGAAGGTAGAAAGCATGAATTAATAACTAATGGCGCTTATACTATAACTAGTTACATATTTAGATACATTAAAAAACCAACACCTATTGACTTAACAACTAACTTAACTGCAAGTGTAAGTCAATTATCTGACCATGTTCATAGAGAGCTTGTTAGAAAAACAGTAGAAATAGCTAGTAAGGATATAGAAGCTTATAATAGAATGCAAGCTGAACAAGCTACAAATAATACTTATAGAGAATAAGCTATAGAATTGCTATATTTATTTTAAAAAAAACTTGGAAATAAACTATTTATTAATATATTAAAACAAAACAAAAGAAATGGCTTTAAACAAAATAACAGGAGCTAACAGAAATTCAGTTAGAACATCCTTAGATAATGCACAACCAGCTGTAGGAGGCGATGTTAATCCTATAGTTGATGTAGTAAACACATTAGATGCTAGAGTATCTAGTTACCCCTTGGTAGTAGCTGGAGCTATTGTAGCTACAAATGTTTCACAAACAGTAGACTTTGGTACTGTATTAGTAGGTGATAAAGTAGCTATGATTCCTGCAACTGCTGGAAATGCTGATTTTATTACAATTGCTACTGCAGGTAATTTAGGTCAAGCTGCTGTAGTAGGTAATCTATACATCGTATTAAGAAGCGTATAATCAATCAATTTATTTATAAACATTAAACAAATTAAACAATGTCATTACAAAATGTAAGTAATCATAAACAATTACTAATTGCTAAAAATATAGAACGCTCTGCTAATTTAGCAGGCGCTGTAGCTACCCCAGAAAATTTGGCGGATGGTGAAGTAGTAGTAACAGATTTAGCTGGTAGAATTTTAACAACTACAACTGCTGCTCTAGGAACAGTTCAATCAGTAGTTATTGTTCAAGGTCAAGGTGCTACAAAACCTTTGATTAAATCTAACCCTATACCTAAAGCTACTTTTTCAGCAAAAACTCAACAATATGTACCTGCTACTCAAGAAGTATCTTACATAGGTTTTGTAGGAGCTACAACTGGTACAGGAACTATTGAATTACCTGGTACAGGAACTTCAGTTATTTTACGTAACACCTTTAAAACAAACTTCTATCAATTTAGTGATAAATTAATGGAGTCTATCGTTGGTTACAAAGTAACTGCTTCTACTACTACTAGTATTTTAGTAGATTATTTAGCTAAATACGCAATACAAGATGTGCAGAAATATGTAAATATTCCTTTTTCTGTAGAGCGCGTAAATTCAGTTGCTTCTGGTACAACTGTTTTAGGAGCATCTTGCGTAACTACTAAAGGTTCTGCTGTAGTTGCTTGTACAAATTTAGGTACTTTAGCTGTAGGTAATTATGTAAGATTTGGTACAAATACTGATACTGATGCTCCTATTTATAAAGTAACCGCTTTAAATGCAGGTGTAAGTTTTACAATTGATACAGCTTTCCAAGGAGCTTCTGCAACATTTACTGCTGCAACTTCTAGAATTGTAACTCCTGTAACTACTTCAGGAACTCCTGGAACTGGTTGGGGTATTCGTTTTACAGGTAGAGCTCAAAAAGTATTTGGACCTAACACATTTAGATATGAAGTATCTAAGTTTGTAACTACAGCTCAAAACTTCGGTGCTACAACTGTAACCAATGCTTATGTAGTTCCAACTGAAGGTTCTGGTGTTTACGAACAAATTGCTGAAGAAGAATTCTTCTTCCAATTAGGTGAAGGTATGCATGATAATGCTCTTATCCAGATTCCTCCAGTAACAATGCGTTCTAACGTAGAATTAACTGGAACTTATTCAATACTTGATATTGAATTTGCTAACCAATCTGGTACAATGAGTTTTATTAACAACCCTATGGCTAGAAAACAAGTTAGAATTGCTGCTAATATCCTAGGAGGTATTGCTACAGATGCTCAAGCAAACGTAGTAACTTCAGGTGTTACTGGTTCAGAAGCTACAGGTATTCGCGAAGTATTAAATGCTTTCGTTACAGGTGGTGTAACTAACTCATTCGCAGTATAATAATTAATAACTTTACTTAATAACTTAAAAGGCTATAGCTAGAAATAGCTGTAGCCTTTTTTAATTCTACAAAATGGCTTTACAACTTAATGCACAAATACAAGAGTATACTAATCAAGAATGGCTAACTTTTAAAGAGCTTACTGGATTATATTCTTTAGCTAATTTAACAGGTTGGGAAACACCTAATCCTGCTGTAGGTTCAGCTACAACAGCTACTTTAGAAATGCAAGATATTAATGGTACTACTTTAGGTACTGTTGATTTATTTACTTACTTTCCAACTAGCTCTACTACATTTGAATTAAATGTATTAGCTACTGAATTTAGCTCTACAACAACAAAATTTGCTGATGGAGTTTATCAATTTATATATAGAGTACAAACACCAAGTGGTAACTATGAAAAGCGTATTTGGGTACTATTTAAATGTGCTGCTGAATGTGCTATGGATAAGTTCTTATTAAGACTTATACAAGACTTTTGTGATACTTGTGAGGAAACTGGTGCTGAGAAGCAATATATGCAAGCTAGAATGCTATTAGACGCTGCTGAAGCTGCTGCTCAATGTGGAGATATTATTAGAGCTACTGCTTTAATAGATATGTTCAATAGATTGAAAATTGAAACTTGCTGCGATTAATTATTTAAATGGAAGAAAAATACTATCTATATAGACATATTAGATTAGATAAAAATGAGCCTTTTTATATAGGAATTGGTACTAAATATAAGATATATCACACTTTTAAAAGAGAATATTCTAGAGCGTTTCAAAGACGTGGAAGAAATGTTTTTTGGAAAAGAGTAGTAGCTAAGGCAAATTACAAAGTAGAAATTTTATTTGAATCAAATGATTATAATTTTTTAAAAACAAAAGAAATAGAATTTATTAAATTATATGGTAGAAGAAATACTAATACAGGAAGTTTAGTAAATCTTTCAGATGGTGGAGAGGGTAACGTAGGTATGATACCTTCAAAATTAGCCAGGCAAAAAAGTAGTGCAAGATTAAAAGAATATAATAAAATAAAATGGGCTAATAATAAAGAAAAAATACTACCTGGTAATTCTGTAGAAGTCTTAGATTTATACACAGGAATATTTTATAGTACAATTATAGAAGCTGCTAATTCACAATCTAAATATAAAACTTTAACTATGAGAACCTATATTATAGAAAATAAAAAACAAAATACTAATTTTTTAAAATTAAATAAATATGAGCTGTAATGGATGCGATGAAATTATACAAGTTGGAAATTCAGGAACCAATGGTTGGTCACCTATTCTAGCTTTATATGAAGGTGAATGTGATGGAGATGCTGTAACAGTACATCAGCTAATTAGCTGGGATGGTGGATCAGGTACTCGTCCTTCTTATTTAGGAGATATTATGACTGACCAATGGCTTATTGATAATCCTATTTATTTAGGAAGCGATGGGTTTGTAACTGATATATGTGAAGCTACTCCACTTAATGGTGGAGCTGGTAGTGCAGGAGCAGCGGGTGCAACAGGTCCAGAAGGCCCAGAAGGTCCAGCTGGTTGTGCTCCTTTTGGAGATTTAAATTTTGAGTTTACTAATAATGGTGAGCCATTAACACCTGCTGTAGATGTTGCAGTAACTGTTGATGATACTGATCCTTGTGATGTTATATATGATATCTCTATTGATGCTAGTGATTTATTTACTAATCCCGATTTAATTACTGCTCTTTTAGATACAACTACTTTTGAAGATTATATTAATAATCTTGTAGCTACATCAATGGGAGGAGTAAATGGTATAAATGATGAATTAATGATTGCTAAAACAGGTACACCTGATGTATTTTTTAGTGATGCACTTGATTCATCTGTTCCACTTTCTGATATAGACTTTATATCTGGTACAGAAAACTTTTTTAAATGGAATATTTTAGGTAATAGAATGACTCTTGACTTTTTGTTAAATATTGGAGCAAATAGTAATAGTAAGCAAGATTATTTATTACAATTAAAAATTCCTGCAGGTAAAACTGTATATAGTGTAAGCGGTGTTGTTTACCCAGAATCAAATGCTGTTGCTGTTACTACAGCAGATAATAGAATGGTAGGAACTGATGAAATGTTCTGTAATAACGAATCCCTACAAGGAACTGCTGTAATAACTACATATGCAGCTCCTAAAGGTACTAATTATTTGCTTCTAGGTGTAACTCCAAATGTACAATTAGGGTTATTGAGAACTAGTGATAGTTTAGCTGGATTTAATATTTCAGATGCACCCACAGGAGGATATGCTTGCAGAATACAAGGTCAATTAACATTTACAATAAATACATAGATATGAGAATTATAAATATAAATTTTTCAGGAGGTACTGAAACATTAGTAGTACAAAATTATAAATGTTTAATACAAGGTAGTGGTACATTAGCTTCTAATTATACAATTAATTTTTCAGGTACTCCAGCTACAGGTAAAAACTTTTTAATTTTCTTTAAAGGTAATGTAAACAGAGCTTCTTATAATTTTAATATATTAGGTACTAATTTAACTGAAACTCAATTAGGCAGAGAATCTACAATAGAAGCTGTATTTAATGGTACTAGTTGGGAGTTAAATGTATATATTAATACAGTTAGCGATGACTGGGTAGAAGGATCAATTGCTGGTACTTGGCAAAATATACCTTACGATAATGGGGATGTTATTAATGCTCCTTCAGCTTCAGGTACTTACACAAATACTGCTGGTACTGAAGGTACTAATTATTTAGGTCAATGGAGAGCTTACAAAGGTACTGCTACTGATTACTCAGCTGCAACACCTTCTAATAGAAGGTTAAAATATAGAAGAAATTTAGATGGTACTGTACAAATTATGGGGCATTTAAGAAAACAATTTGCTGTACCTTCAGCTACTACTAGTGTTAAATTAGATGACGCTGATTATGCTAACCAAATTGTATCTCCTACACAAGCTGTAATTATGAGCACAGAAGTATTGTGGTACTACGAATTTGCTTCTTCAATACCTGAGTTAGGAACTAATTTAATACAAGTTTTACCTTGTGATTTATATGTAGAAGATACTACTGATGATAATAATGATTTGTTTAGTACTAATGTTAAAATATGGGTAGGCCAAGGTACATTAATGGTTTTTAATACATTTATGAGTTTATATTCAGCTGGTACTATTACAGGATTAACAGCTAGCAGAAATTACACATTATCAGCCTTTATTAACACATCTTATATAGATTTATAACATGCAAAGAATTAACTTCACAGAAACAACTTTAACTACATTAACAAGGAATGCAAGATGCTCCTTTGCTAATGCTGTATACAAACTTACTATGAAGGCTCAACAAGGCCTTAAATGTGATGATTTGTTCAAGAAGTCTGTGCTTATGAATGAAGTTAATAAGCTTCTTTGTAAGTATAAACTAGATGAGTGTATATCATTTCACCCTTATCAAGAAGCTGGAATTAGTACTTGGGCTTTTGGTGTAGGAGATATTTCACCCTATATATGGGAGATTTATCTAACTATCAATGATGTTGTAACTTTAATAGGTGAAGGTACAGATCTAGCTGAGATAGCTATTGATATAAATGCTAATACTGAAACAACTGGAGTATCAGCAGAATTATCTGAAGATGGTGATTACATGACTGTTTATAGTCCTCCTGGGTGCTTTGTTAAAGGAGATTTAATTAAAACATCAGATAGACCTGGAGCTCTACCTCAATCACTAATAACTTTTCTAGCAGGTAAATGCCCTCAAGTAGAAACTTGTGTAGATTATACAGAAGAAGAATTAAACTGTATTGCTCCACAAGATTTACAATTAATATTTGAGTTTACTCATAGATATAAAGAAACTTTAGCTAAGTCTACTAAAAGAGTTACAAGTCCTTCTACTAGTTCATCAAGTTCTAGTGCAAGTGATTGTTGTAATTGGGGAAGTATTGGAGGAAGTATAGGTAATCAATCTGACTTAGTAGCTTACTTAAATACTATTGAGAAAAACTTAATAAGTGTTTATGATGAAACTACTGAGATAACTGGAGATTTAAAAAGTTTAAAATTCTTAGGAGCTGGAGTTACTGCTACAAACTCTGGGGGTAATGTAAGTGTTACTATACCAGGTGGTGGAGGTGGAGGCGGATTTGAATGTGCTGATTTAGAAGGTTGTAATATTAGTTTATTAACTAATGATGCTGGTTATTTAACAGATATATCCGCAACTAATGGTTTAACTGAAGATCCTGCTAATAACTTTAAATTAGGAGGAACTTTAATAGAAGATACTACTATTAGTCAAGGCGGCTATTTAATGCGTTTTGAAGGTAGTGCTGCTGCTAAATTAGACTATTTAGTAACTATAGATAAAATAGGTGGGACAGGTAGTGGTTTATTTGTTAATTCTGATAAATTAGGTGTTTTAATAGACAGTGTTGGAACTGGATTAAATATAACAAGCGATAGTTCTCCTTTAGCAGGTAATGGTACTCTTGGTAGTACTTTAACCTGTACTAATAATCTTTCTAATTCACAAGTAAGTATATTAAATTTATATAAATCTATAAATACAACAAGTGCTGTTAATAGTGGAGTATTTATTAGTATGTTTCCAGGTGCAGATAGCGGCTCAAGTAGTATACAATCAAGTGATATAAGTTGTTTAGTTGTAAATGCTACTCAACCAAATGTTCAAAGTAAACTTGTACTTAAACCTCAAGGAACAAGTACTGGGTTATACGGCTCTGCTTTAGAAACTTATGGAAGCGGTAAATTACAATTACCTGCTTATGGTAAAAAACCTTCTAATTTTCCAGGTACTCCGAACTATCTTTTAGGTGTAGATGGTAATGGAGATGTTATTGAAATAACGTCTAATACTTTTACTTTTAAACAAGTTATATCTTCATCTGATATAAAAAATGGAACGGCAGTTAATCTTATAACTGCTCCTGGTGCAGGTAAAGCAATATGTATTACTGAAGCGTCTATTCAACTTACGGGAACAACAGCATATGCTGGGGCTACTGGTGTATTTGCTATTTATAATTCTACATCAGGTACTTTATTAAAAAGTATGTTTAATTCAGGCACTAACACTTTTTTTCAAACTAATACAGGCTCAACAACAGAGCTTTATAAACTTATAGATACTAGTACAAATGCTGGAAATTTAAGTAAAAATATGGTTGTTAATGAAGGTGTAGATGCAAAAGTGTTTTGGACAATAGGCCCAATGTCATCAGGAAATGTTGGTGTTACAGTTTATGGATCATACAGAATAATAGATTTATAATATGACTAATGATACATTATTAAACATAAAAAAGTTATTAGATTATCCTCAAGCTTGTGGTAATCAAACAATATTATTAGGTACTGGATATGTATCTGTACTAACTCCGCCAGAAAATGCTAATTATGCAATTATGACGATAGATAGTGGAGAAGGTAGAGTATGGTGGACTGGCGCTACCCCTACTGCAACTAATGGGTTATCTTTACAAGCATTTGATCTCACAGGTAGACAGAATCTACTTAACTTTAGAGCTATTGGTACAATAGGTACACCTTTATTAAATATTCAATATTTTTACTTACAAGCATGACATTCTTTAATAAAAAATCTACATTTGTACCTTATATTAGAGGTAGAGAGATTACAGTAGTAAATAATTATAGCGCTCTACCTGATCCTACAACTGTAGGAGATAAGTTTTATTGGTGTGAAAATAGTCAAGGAACTGCTTGGTTACCTGGATCATTAGGAGGTACTTACTATCCTAGAGGATTGTATTATTCCAACGGTACTACTTGGGAGTATATGGAAACTCCTATTCAAGCTACTCAAGCTGAAGTTGATGCTGGTATTATTGATGATAGATTTGTTAGTCCTAATACTTTATATAATGCTGATCAATGGAATAGTGTTAAGGTAAAACTTTATACTAATGGAGCTTTTAATGATGACCAAAATAAATTAAATCTTGTAGAAGGTTCTAATATGACCATCACAGATGATGGCGCAGGAAATATTACATTTGATGCTACAGGTGGTGGGGGTAGTAGCAGCATACCTCACGCAACTGCGTCAGGAACTGATACTTATACAGCTACAATAACAGGTGTCACAAGCTATGCAGATGGCGATGCTTATTTAATTAGGTTTCCAAATGGTAATACTACAGGTGCTACATTAAATATAAGTGGAGTTGGTGCAGTTGGATTATATAGAAACAATGATGGTCCTGTTATAGGTGGTGATATTTGGAATGGAGCAGAGATGCTATGTATTTATAATTCTACAACAGCAAAATTCCAATTAATAGGAACATCTCCAAATGCAATGTATGCTTATATTACAAATGCAGATTCTGTTACAATTACAAAAGGTCAAGTTGTATATGCTTTTGGAGGACAAGGAGATAGAATGACAGTTAAGTTAGCAAACAATACTGGAGATGCTACATCTGCTCAAACAGTTGGTGTGGTTCTATCTACATCTATTGCAGCTAATCAAAAAGGAGTAATCATTACTCAAGGTTTATTAGATGGTCTTAGTATTCTTCCAACTGCTACATTTTCTGATGGAGATCCTCTTTTCCTTGGAGCAACAAATGGAAGCATTACAAATGTTAAACCTCATGCTCCTAATCATCTTGTATATCTAGGTAATATAACTACAGCAAGTAATGGAGCAGCTGGTAGATGGTATGTAAGAGTCCAAAATGGCTATGAGTTAGATGAATTGCATAATGTTCAGGCACAAAGTCCCACCAATAAAGATACGTTATATTATGATAACACAGTAAGTCCACCACAATGGAAAACTGCATCAATAGCGACAATAAGTGGTTTAAAAGCACCCATAGTTTCAGTAGGTAATGGAACTGCGGTAACTGGAACAACTGGAATAACACTTTGTAAAACATTGTCAATACCAATTAACTCATTTACCACAGGAGATGCTCCACAATTATATGTTCAAACAACAAAAAATTTAGCAAATGGTACTCAATTTATAAGAGTTTATTGGAATACTTCTGCTTCTTTAACGGGTGCAATTTTGTTAGCAAGTACTGGAGCTGCTGTTGCTTCAACTTTATCCCAAGCACTTATAAGGCATTTGGGAATTGAGGTTGCAGGTGGTGGAGGCAATGGAACTCAAATACTTCAACCTATATCGGGTATAAATAATCCGTATGTGCCAACTACTATCCCAACAGTACCCGTTGCTATTAATTGGACTGTTGCCGGATTTATAATAGTTTCTATACAAAATGGAAGTGCCTCAGACACATCAAATTGTAATTTAATATCTTTAAAATAAAATGGAAATATACGGACTACAAGTAACAAGTAATTACTTTGAACAGTTAGATTCATTGTCGTGCCATATCGAACTTGCAAATAACATTAGATTTGTTTATTTAGTTGACACTGAATATTCAACAATAGAAGAATTACAAACCGCCATTGAGGCATTAGTATTTGAAGGTTAAGTATATTATATGACTAATCAAGAGATAGCAGCACTTAAACCATTTCTACTAGTATTAACTATCTTATTAGTGTATTTAAGTTTTATGGTATATCAATACAGGGAAATTGTAAAGAGTGTAGTAAAACTTTTTAAAGGCGGTGTAATAGCAGTATTAGTTATGTTTGGTATTATGGAGAGTAATGAAGAATAAATAATTATTTAATAAAATATATAAATTATGAAAGAGAATAAAACATCAAATGGAGGAGTATTAAGAATAGCATTATCTAGCTTTGTTTTAGGTTACTTAGTAGAGTATAATAAGACTAATGGTTTTGAATGGCCTTTCTTATTTGCTTATGCTATTGTATTAGCTACAGGTGTAGCTAGTTATATGTTCTTGAGAAAAGGATATAAGTAGTTGTGAATGATATATTAATACTAATAATAGCTTCTATTTTAGCTGTAACATTAGGGTTTTGGGCAGCTAGTAAACAATTAGAAAAATCTTTATATGAAACTTTTAAACAAATTGGAATTAAAGCACTTAGTATTATTGGGATTATCAATATATTTACTATTGGGAGTGAGCAGCTGTTTGAGGACGAAGATAGCTCAGATGAGCAGGAAACAAATTAGAAACACTATAAAATGTAAAAATGGAAGCACTGGTAATAATAACATTGAGTTGGATACTTTACATAATAATATCAGCTATTAAAGGAATATTAGATGCTTACATATGGCACTATTGGTTAGAAAGCTGGTTTAAAAAGATTATGAAGTATCCTAATGCTTTAAAAGATATGCAAATAGAAGGTAAGTACATACACATGATAGGTTCTATTATTGTAGCTTCACCTCTATTGTTAATACTTGTAACATCATTATTTGGTATAAGACCAGTAGCTGTGTTATTCTTAGGTATTAGCTTATCTTCAATTAACCCATTGTTTCATCTAGGGTATATGTTTAAGACTAGAAATAAATTAAGTCCTAAGGTTTACACTGAAGGCTTTAAAGACACTAGTGTAATTTCAGATGGTAACACAGACAAATTTAAAAAACTAACAAACAAACTATTTAATACTTATAAAAAAAGAGTTATCTTTGCAATAATTAGTATTGTATTCTTAATATTAACTATTATATTTAAATAAAAAATGATCCATCACTATCAAGAAGAATTAAACACATTTATAGAAAGAGCAGCAGAGTTTTTTGGTTTAACATCAGTTGGAATTTACGGGCAATTTATAGTAATGCTTGGAACAATAAGTTTTCTAAAATTCGGAGAATCAAACACATTGTTTATTATACCAGATTATGATTGGTTAACAGTAGCTGGTGTTGTATTAGGAATTACAGCTAAATTCTTTACAACTTGTGTAGGAGCAATAGCAACTATAAAGTTTGTAACTGGAGTTTGGAAAAATATTAAAAACAAACTTAATAAGAGAAAAGATGCTAACAACACCACAGATAATAAGTAAATATGGTAAGCCAACACAGAATGGCTCTCCTTATTTAGTGTCTATAAAATTACCCTATCCTATGAGATTAGCCTGGGATAAAAATACTAAAGTAACTACTATGAGATGTCATAAACTAGTAGCTGATAAATTCTTAGCTGTGTTTAATGATATTTTAAAAGCTTATGGTTATGCTAAAATAGTAGAACTGGGAATTGATTTATTTGGAGGATGCTTTAATTTTAGAGCTATGAGAGGAGGATCTGATTATTCAACTCACTCTTGGGGAATCTCGATTGATCTAGACCCAGAAAGAAATCTTCTACATGAAACTAAAGCTACTGCTAGATTTGCTAGACCTGAGTATAAACCAATGCTAGAAGCTTTTTATAAAAATGGATTTATAGGATTAGGGCCTGAAAAAAATTATGATTGGATGCACTTTCAAATAAAAGAATAAATGAGATATAAAAACTTAAACACTTACGAGAAATTTAAACTCCTTGGATTAATAATTAAAGCTGTTTTTGGTTCAATAGGAGGAGCTGTAATATTAGAACAGAATCATCCTTACTTAGCTTTGCTTATATTAGCAATAGGAGCAGGGGCCAATGAATGGGTATCCTTTTTAAAAGACAGAGAAATGAATAACATAACTAATAAACCAGAACATGAAACTACCTTCATATAAACGAGTTATAATTGTAATCTATATATTACTAACACTTGTAGCTTTAGGTGCTTGTAATGGATCTAAAAGAGCTACTAGAAAGTTTGAGAAAGCTGTTAACAAGTTTGGACAGAAAGAAGCTGCTAATTATGTAATATCTAACTATCCTGAATACTTTAAAACTATAACTAAAGCAGATACTGTTTTTAGTGTAGACACTATTTACATTGCTGAGAAAGATGGAGTTATTATAGATCCTATTATTATGCATGACACTATCTATATTAAAACTAAAGACTTTAGTGCTAATATAAATAAAACTACTGGTAAGGGTACATACAAGATTCCTGCTGATACTATTATAAAGCATGACACAATACCCTTTATAGTTAAAGTTCCTTGCCCTGATGCTGATGTATTAGCTTTAAAATCTAGTAAAGAAGCTGAATTAGAAGTATCTAAAGCTAAACAAACTACTAACTTTTATAAGTTACTAAGTTTTATACTAGGGCTAGTAATAGGATTTATTGGTTATATCCATTACAAAAAGGATAAATAATTATTTAAGTTATAACAATTAGATGTATTCAAATAACACTAATATACTATATATTGAATACTTATAACCATATTAAAATGAAAGAAGAAGTAAAACAATCATTAGAGTTAATTATAAGAGGTTTAGAATCTCTAAGATTAACTAGAGAAGAAAGAGCTATTTTTGATAATGCCTTTAAAATTTTAACACAAGAATTAACCACTTCAGTAGAAGTTACAGAAGAAAAATCAGCTTAATCGTATTAAGTTTATTATTAATCAACCTACTAGGCTCTTACTAAGGTAGGAGCCTTTTTTTATTTTATACAATGGCTACAACAACATCATTAAATCATATAACATATCTGATTCTTAATCAGCTTAGAGGCAGATCTGTGGTAACAGATACTATTACTACAGACCAAGTAGAGCAGATTATAGTTAATTTAAGATCGCAACTTATTAAACAAGATGCTAATAAGGGCTATTCAGCTGATCCTTACATCATACAAGACCTAGGTTGTGTAGAATTAGAAGAAGTAGATGCTGGAGAATCTTGTATTATTGAGGCAGGTTGTACATTATTAAGAAGTGTTAAGCCTATTCCTAGCACTATTGAGCTTCATAACTCACAATTATTTACTAGAGTAGGCCCTATTAATAAGGGGTTACCTGGTTATGATTATGTACATTACGAAAGAATTCCTTATGTGCTTAATAACAAGTACTCTAGAGATAGAGTTAAATACTATATGCAGAATACAGATGGTTATTTGTATCTTGTAGTTCCTACTAATATATTACAAGTACTTAGATTTATTAATGTACAAGGAGTATTTGAAGACCCTAGAGATGCTTATAACTTTGAAGACTGTAGTGGAACACCTTGTTATACAGATGATTCACCATTCCCAGTTAAAAATTGGATGGTTAATACAATAGTTAAAATGACTGTAGAGCTATTCTTAAAGGAAGAATCACAAGCACCTTCAGATAATACTAATAACAGTAAGAATGACTACAGCCAAAGCTAATTTAAGTAACACAGATTTAGGTATTAAAGAAAGGGGTAAAAGTAAGTATCCTAATGATTATGCTATCGGTGACTACTATAAATATTATAAAGATAACATAAGTACTAAGGAACTACCTTTAGGAACTCCTGTTAGTAACTTATCTTATAATATCTCAGCTAAAAAGTATAGAGCTGTATTACTAGCTATCTTTAGAAAGGCTAGAGAGAAAATGATTTTAAACAATTTAGAATATGTCTTACCTTGTAAGATGGGTAAAATAACTATTTGTAAGTTTAAAAAGAAGATTAAATTAGATGAAGAAGGTAATCTAATAGCAAGATTAGCTGTTGATTACAGAGCTACAAGAGAATTATGGGCTACTGATGAGCAATCAAAACTAGCTAAAAAAGTTGTATTTCATTTAAACAATCATACAGAAGGTTACACTTTTAAGATTGCTTGGATTAAAAATAACTGTACAATGTACAAAAAGAAATTTTATAAACTAATACCTATTAGAGAATTTAAAAGAGAGCTTCCTAAATTAATGGGTCAAAACCCTAATTTAGATTTTTATACTTTTAAAAATTCTGATTAATAATATATACTAAATGGCTTTAAACGGTAAACTCGTCTCTGTTAAAGAGGTTGTTAATAATGTACTTAGAGATAATCAATACAAAACTCAAGACTTTGAGGTTGGTAGTATGATTGAATGGTCTGCTGAAGCTTGCGACTTAATAGGTGTTCCTTATAATCTTATTAATGACTATGCTATAATTTCTATAGAAGACCATAAAGGGTTTATACCTTGTAATTTACACACACAATTACAAGCTATGGTCCTAACAACTGCTGGTGTAGTCTTACCTATGCGTGAGAGTACTTCAACTACTAGCCCTTATAGTGTTAATAATGTAAATGATTATCCTTTAGTTAATCCAGTAGACCCAGTAGGATTTGATGTAAATGGTAATCCTATTATGACCTTTAATAATTATGATAGTGCTATCTCAGCTGGATTAATAAATAACTTACCTTACTCTTTAAGAGATATTACATATAGTACAAGAGGTAATTATATCTTCACATCTTTTAAAGATGGTGCAAGTGTAATTATGTTTTATAAAGCTTTCCCTGTAGATGAAGAAGGTTACCCACTTATACCTGATGATACTAGTTACAAAATAGCTGTTCAATCTTACATTAGAATGAAGTTAGACTTCCTTTTATGGAGAAAGAATGTTATAGCTAGAGATGTATTTGAGTATGCTGAAAGAGAGTGGATGTGGTATGTAGGTCAAGCTAAAACTAAAGCCTTAACTCCTACTTATGATATGATGGAGTCATGGAAGAATAACTGGTTAACTTTAATGCCTAAGATTAATGAACAAGCTAGAAACTTTGAAGGTATTGGACAGTCTCAATATATTAACTTTGGTATGAAAAACTATAGATTCTAATGGCAGCAGAAAATCAAAGAGGTTCTCAAAACATGCAATCAACTAATGCTAGTATTAATACTTTTAGTAAAGGTATTAATCAAGATCTAGCTAAAACTGTATATAAGGAAGGTAACTATTTAGATGCTCTAAATATTACCTTACTTACTGATAGTGGTTTAAGTACAGCTGTAATACAAAATAAGAAAGGCAATAAACTTCAAATTCAATTTCCTACAACTATACCAGCTGCTACTTATGAAGCTAATGGAGAGTATCCTCAAGTTGTACCTGCTCAAGAAAATTTAAAAGCTCTTGAAGGTATAGCAGTAACTGAGGGGAACGGTACACAAGTTTTATTCTTTTTTACAAAGAGTAATGCTGTTGGAAATCTTAGTGATAATGGCTATGGCCAAATATGGAGATGTAATTTCTTAGGTACTACTGATGATATATCAGGAGCTATTAATGGTTATGAACTAACTGTTAATGGTCATATGATGTATAATAGAAATCTTAACTTTAAATTTGTAGAAAGAATTAAAGCTATTTGCAAATATGAGAATCAAAACTTTTCTAGAATTTATTGGACTGATGGAGGACTTAATCCAGTAAGAAGCATTAACACTGTAGGCCCACTAACAACTGTAATACAAACACCTGTTAGAAGTTTAAATATAGTATCTGATGCTAATTTAAATAGTCCTGTTGTTAAAAGATTAATTAAAGGTGGATTACCTGAAGGTAGATATCAATTATCTTATAGATTACTAAGTAAAAATGGAGATTTAACTAACTTTAGTACTTGTAGCAATCTTATAGATGTAATTGAAGGTTATGAGTTTAACTCAGAATTTGATTACCCTATATCAGATACTATTGGTGTTACTACTGATGTTATGGCTACCACAGATACTATGGAAGTTATGGACTCTCAAAAAGGTATAGAGTTTTATATACCTAATATTGATAAGGATTATCAAATGATTCAGTATGCTTTAATATATTATAATCAGCCTGACTTACCTGAAATATTTATATATCCTTATAAAGAAATATCATTATATACTAATCAGAATGAAAGTTTTACTGATTTATATAGTGATACTTCAATTCTTACAACAGAAGAGTTTAATATAATGTATGCTCCTTTTGAAAAGGCTAGAACTATTGAAGTTAAAGATAACATATTATTCGCAGCTAACACTACAAATGATATGTTTAAAGTTAATGTAGATTACAGAGCTTATAGATACAATGCTGCAGGTCAAGCTACTACATATGAATTAGATGGAAATGTTAATAGCTTTACTACTAGCTATCCTAATAACGATTTATTAGATGTTATAAATCCTTATAATGATGAGAGTGGTAAAGTTTTTGGGTTAATTCCTAATGGGAATACAACCAATTGGTTTAATAACCAACAATATAAGTTTCAACAAAATGGTGTAACTCTAGGTGGACAAGGTCCAAATATTAAATATACTTTTGGTACAACTAGTATGGTTATGGATCATCAAGCTCAGCTAGTTTCTAATAAACCTCCTTTTATTAAAACAAAAGTAGATAATAGTAATGTTCTTATAGGTGTACCTAATCATGTTACTAATAACAATGGAAGTTTTAGCTCGCTAAAATCTCCTTATAAAGCTAGTTGTCAAGTATCTTGGCAACGCGGAGAAGTATATAGATTTGGTATTACTTTCTATAATAAAAAAGGACAAGCTTCTTATGTTAATTGGGTAGGAGATATTAAGATGCCTGACTTTAATGAAGTAGCTAGTAATCCTATGTCTTTGTTATCAAGTTATGATGATGGTACTGGCGCATTAACAATGTATTCTACTTATATAGATTTTGATGTTAATATACCTCAAGATCTGGCTGAAGAAATTAGTGGGTTTAAAATAGTATATGTTGAAAGACAAGAAAATGATAAGACTAGATTTGGTACAGGTATTACTGGCGGATTAAATGAATTTTTAAGATATAATATTACTGATTTACCAAAAGAACAAATTATTAATATTATTGTAACAGTATTTTGTTATATAGTAGATCAATTTCTTGATGATATTGATGGCACTGATGATCTTTTTGGTATTAAAAACAATATTAAAAAACAGGTAGTAACTAATTTAGCTCTAACTTTATATAGAAAGTTATATACTTTAGATATTCCAATAAATAAATTTACAAATATTAATGATCTTTCTGATTTTGTAGAAACAGTTCTTGATGGTGCTGTTAATACTACTGGAGGTACTTTTTCTAGTAACTCTTTAATAAAAGTACTTTTTCCTAAAACAATAGATAAAATTAAAGAAACTGTTAAAGATAAGTTTAGGAAAACATTAGCTAAAAAAGTAGCAGGTATACATGAAAATGTATTAAGTCTTGGGCAAAGAGGTTTTTCTGAGAGTGTTATTAGTTCGCCACAAAAAAAAGGTAACGTAGGATATGTAATATCGCCTACTGTAGATTTTAATAAATATACTTTTAAACAAGGTGATTATTTAAAACCTATTAATATGTTTGAACAAAATGGTAAAATTATAAATGAAATACACAGAGATACAAGTGTAGGACTTTATAATATACTAGATGCATCAGCATATTTAAAAAAATGGTACAGAGGTTTAAATATAAATTGGAACAGAGTTGCTGATTCTGATTTAAGAAGGATTTATATTAAAACTGAAAAAGTATTACAACCTGGTGAATTATTAGGTACTGGAATTGATTCTTTATTTACAGGAAGTGCAGGTGATAATGGTTCTGCAGTAGGTTTTGTACTTTCAAATAGTTATATATCTTCTGTACCACAATCTAATCCTAGAGGACAAATAGTACAAACTGATAATATAGTTGCAGGTATTAATGATTATTTAATGGATGCTTCTGGAAAATATAATGCAGCACCTCCGCCTAATGGGCCCCAGCTTATAGGAGTATTTCCTAATATATCTTCAAAAGTACTAAAAGAATTATTAAGGCCTCATATGACTTTAGGTATTGGCGATAAAAAACATTTTATTGTTACAGATTCTACATTTGGAGGTATTAATGATAATGTTGAAGCAGTACCTGTTTCAACAACAATGTTTCCAGATACTAATTACCAGATTAATTTTGAAATTTATGGTGATAATGAATCTTATTTACCTAAATTATTTTCAGATGAAAATAAAGAAACTATTAGAAAAATAGATTATAGTGGTGATTATACAGTAAGTTATAATAGAGAAATTAGTATTAATCAATATGGTGGGGTAGGATATACTAGCAGAGCTAATAATGAGTATATACCTGCTAGTGAATTTTATTCATTTACAACAAGAGTTGGTGATAGGACTTATAATATCAAAGCTAATTTAGGTGATACTTACTTAGGAGTTTATGATGCTGTAGATTATGCTTATTATTTTAACCAAGTAAGACCTGCTGGATATCAAGATCCTATTAGAACTAAAAAAGGAATGTATCATATATTTCCTTGTGAAGCTAGTTTTAACTTTACTTTAAGAGAGGGTGAGCATCCTATTATTAGTTTATCTTTAGATGATTTAAATGAATACTCTGATTTAAAAACAGATGCTGAACCAGTAACTAAAAAAAGTAATGTATTTAAAATAGCTAAAACTGCCGCTAAAGTTGTAAGATATTGGTCAATATATGCAACTGGGGGTCTTAGTTTATTAGCAACAAAAGCATCTTCTTATAATGTTAATAAAAGGATGATCAATGATGGTCCTGATACTGCTAATCTAGTATTAAGAACAAGTAGATTCTTATTATCTGAATTTAAATACAATGATGTATTCCATCAAAAATATAATATTCAAAAGTATTTTCCACCTAGTATGTTTTTTGCTAATGAGGTAGATCAATATACTAATAGAATATGGCACTCTAAACCTAAGATAGATGGTGAAGTAATTGATAGCTGGAGAGATTTTCAATTTGTAGATTATCTAGATGTTGAAGGTACACAAGGCCCTATTGTAGAATTAGTTGTTAATAAGAATAAAATATTCTTTTACCAAACTAATGGAGTAGGTGTTGCTAGTAGTAATGAAAGAGGTGCTGTTCAAGGAGCTGATGGTAGTATAGTTTTAAGTAATAATAAAGTATTGCTTAGATATGACTACATTACTAAAGAAACTGGTACAATACATCAGTATAGTATTATTAATACTAATAGTGCAATATATCATTATGATGATAGTATTAAAAAGATATTTAAAGTAGGAGAAGGATTAGAATGTATATCTGATAACTTAGGTTTGTTTAGTAAATTACAAAGTGTTAACAATAACATTAATAAATTATTTAATGGTGTTCACGGTGTATATGATACAGAATATCAAACAATATATTATACATTCTTAGATAAGGTTAATCCTGAGAATAGCTTTACATTAGGTTACAATGAGAAGATGCAAGCATTTGAAAGCTTCTATAGTTTTAAACCTAAAATATACTTTAAATTAAATACTAGAGTGTTTAGTAGTTTAGGAGATAATAAATGTTACTGGCATAACAAAGGTAATTATGGACAGTTCTATGATACTTATTTTCCAAGTAAATTAAAGTTCTTAACTAATGAAAACCCATTACAAACTAAGGTTTGGGATAATCAACAATATCAAACTGAAGTATATGATACTAATGGTGTATTGCAAAATTTAATTACTATTGATTCAATACAACATAGAACTGAAAATCAAGCTACTAATCTTATTACATTAATCCCACAAGATAATATTAATAAGGTAGAGAGAGAG